CATCACTTCCATGTTGAGCCTCCTTGTTTTTAACAACGTTAATCCACGCTTTCGCATTAGATTCCCCGTGAGTTAAGCTCCATTTCATGAAGCCGACGGGTGATGTCCGTGTTTCCGTTTCAAAATAATAATCATCGAGCAGTTCAAGCGCCTTTTTCACCATCGCTATCTCAGCCCTGATCGACTGTATCATGGCCCTGTTCTGCCTCTTCTCCTCCGCGAGCGCATAATGTATAAAGGAATTGTCTTGTCTTTTATGCTTCAGCTTTCGGCCGGTTTTTTCGATGAGCTTAATCTGCTTTCTGACCTTGCAAATTTTTGTGAGCGCTTCCAGATGCCAGCGCAGACTGTTGAATGGAAGAAGCGCCCATCGCAGCGCCATCGCATACCAGGGGAAAATCCGGCCCTCGGGATGCCTGAACACCTTCTCAACAATCCAATAAAACAACCTATGGTCCCACGGTAACTTTTTCATTTTCCCCTTCTCCTCTCCTTTTTCAATTTTAAATTTCCAATTTTCAATTTACAATGCCGTCAGGTCTATCTCCTCCACCCCGTCACCCACCCGCCTTTCCGTTTTATTTGTCCTTGCCGTTTCCCTGCCTGCTGGCTGCCATCTACTGTCTGCTTGTCCCCCTCTTCCCCTGCCTGCTGTCTACTGTCTACTGTCTGCTGATTTTCCTCCCACCGCCTCCTCATCGCCTCCACATACGGCTTCGGGTCCATGCCGGTGGACTCATAGCACGCGACCGCGCCCACGACGAGGTCCAGCCCTTCATTGCGCACCGCGGGATGCCGCTTCTCGTAGACCTGGATTCTGCCTTTCCAGACCGGCCGCTCGCTGGTCAAGAGCTGCCGGAAAAACTCCTCGTCGAAGGTCTGGTTGAAATGCATCAGCCCCGGCACCGACGGCGCCTGTCCGTCCACGAGTTCCGGCAGCTCCTTGGTGAAGCTCTCGAACACGATGTCCTTCCCCTCGTTCACGCCGATGGGGAAATAGAGCATCTTGTTCTGCTGGTCCAGCTTCGGCCTGCGCGAAACGAGCGGGGCCCGGGCCTTCACGTCGCTCATGCCCTTGGCCGGCCATACCTGGGGCCGCTTGCCCTTGCAGAATTTCAGCACCACGGACTGGAGATAGCCCGCGTCGATGAACATGCGGACAATGCGGCAGACCTCTCCGCTCTCGTGCTCCCAGGTCTTGAGCCGCCACTCCTCGAGCTCCCGCCAGACCGGGGGCAGGTGCTTGCCGGAGAGGAACGCGGTGTCGCCCAAAAAAATCCGGTGCTCTAGACCCCACATCTCCCGCCCCACGCCGAAGGCCGCGGCGATCACCTCGATCCTTTCTTTCTGGATGTCCACGAAAGCGTAGACGAACGGCGCGGCCCCGAGCGGCGCCTTCTCGTAAGCCTCGCGCCGGCGCAGATAGGGCGATACCTTGGCATCGGTGTCGATCTCCATCAGTGGGTTCCAGGGCTGCCCCATGGATTCGTTCACGAAAGTCTTGAAGCTGTCGCGGTTCCGTTTCTTGCGCAGGAACTTTTCCGCATATTCCTTGAGCGTGACCCAGGGAGAGAGGAACTGGAGATAATGCCCGAACCCGGCATGTCCGGTGAACGGCTTCTCCGCGATCCACTTTCCCTTGGCCCGCATGCCGTGCAGATGCACCTGCCGGATCTTCTTGATCCCGCAGGCCGGGTTCTCGCACTCTATCCATACGTCGGACACGATGTCCCCGGAATTCCCCGGCCGCTCGAACCGCACCTGCTCATGCCGGATATTCTGAAAATGCCCGCAGAACGGACACGGCAGATAGGGCTTGCGCATGTCGCTGGCGAGATATTTTGTGTAGATGCGGCTCTTGATCTCGGACTCGGGGTCCGGGTCGTGGTCCCTGGGCGTGGATAGGTTGATGATCTTTTTGCGCGTGAGATACGTGGTCGTGCGCTCGTCCGCCAGGGCGTCCGGGTCTCCGGCCTTGAGCGTCTTCCACTTGTCCAGCTCGTCCTTGAGCACGATGCGCACCGGCCGGGACGAGAGGTCCCCCTCGCTCCCGGCGTTGGCAATGGCCAGCATCCCGCCGGGGAACTTTTTATAATCGATCTTGTTGTTAGTGCTCGGCCCGCGGTCCGTGTCCAACTTCCCGCGCAAACACGGCGTCGCCATGACCATGGACATCAGGCGCTCGCGGCTCCAGGCCTCGGCCTTTTTTTCGTTCTCGAATACGGCGAGGATGGAAGACGGGTCCTGGTCCACGAAATATCCGATGACGTTGTTGACCATGCTCTCGGTGCCGCCGATCTGCGCGGGCTTCATGAACGTTTCCTCGCGCACGTGAGGGTCCGAGCAGCAGTCCATGATCTCCCGGAGCAGCGGGTTGCGGTCCGTGCGCCAGTCCCCCGACTCGGCGTTATTGTCGCCGGAGAGTTGCCGCTTCGTGTCCGCCCACTCCGACACCGTGAGCTTCGGCGGCGGCGCCTTGATGCCCCGGGCCCGGGCGATGAGTTCCTCCGGGTCCGCGAGCAGTGGGGATTGTAGAAGGTCGGTGGTCATAGTGGCATCTTTCTTGCTAAACCCGCCAACACCGGAAATCCGTGCTTATCGGGGCGGGTTTCGTCCCGTCAATTACTGGTTGTTAGTGTGCTGCAACAATACAATCCGGATTCATGACCAAAACACATTCGCAGTCGTACCCGTATAGCCCTGGTTGAGAAAATCGCGTTTCTTCTTGTCCGCGCTCGGTTAAATATATCGCGTCTATCCCGGAGGCCGCCATTGCTTCGTAATCCGGAAGATCTCGCCCGTACTCTGACTTCCGCCAGGCCATGCCCGCGAGGTCTGACAATGAATCAATGACCAATGTTCGCCCAGTGTATTCTGTTTCAAAAAAAGAGGATAAATCACCGAAACTTTCAGCTTCGGACCATTCACGCCAGCCGTACTTGCAACCGACCGGAGATGACCAAAGACCACCCAACGGCTTATTGTGGTGGCTCTTGTTTCTGACAGGTTTAAATAGCTTCTTTTTGTACGAATCACCTAACCCGTATGTGACCAACCGGAGAGACCGCACACTAACCATCGGCTCGATTCGTCCGGGTTTTTGCTCTGTGGTTTGCATTCATTCCTCCGTGCCCCGGCGAATCAGCCGGGCGTTGTGTCTTAAAGCAAAACCTCTTGCCGCATCCGTTTAACTGTCTCTTCACAGTATCTTTCTTCGCGTTCGATGAGGGTGCATTTCAGCCCCAGATCCTTTGCCGCCCGGCCCGTGGTGCCGCTCCCGGCGAAAGGGTCAATAATCGTTTTTGCTTCCTTCGCAAATCCGATGCACCATTTCATCAGTTCCAGCGGCTTCTGTGTCGGGTGTACCCGGTCCTTTTCCGTTGCAAGTAGCCCGTTACCGGAATAGCGAAGCATCTTTACTGCAACACCGTCCAGGCTTGTCCATGCCAGCTCTGCGTCCGAAAATGTCGGCATGGTTTGCAGCTTGTCCCAAACAAGCCACTTACTACGCTGGTCGAGAATATCGGAGAAGTAATTGCCGCCCCAAACTATGTGCTTGTTCGCCGCGCCAAGGCAAAGCCGCAGCGTGTCTGCTTCTGGCCTCTCATGATCCCAACAATCATGGTACTGCTTCCTGATATTTTCGGCGTAGAATCCCGCACCCTTGCTTGTCGCGTTCCCCTTGTCGCGTTTAATGCCATACGGCGGATCGGTGAGAAGCAAATCAAAGACGCCCAGCGTCGGCAATATCTCCCGGCAGTCTCCGTGGTATAGCGTTATGTTTTCGTCCTGATAATAGATCATAGAATCCTGACACAACCAAACGCTCGTGAGGGACGCTTACGCGCCCCACAGCTAAGCGTTCCCTCGGTCGCTCCGCTCCCGAGGGAATGCGGCGCTGAATCGGAGTGCCTCCCGTCGCTACGCGCCGGGGAACCAGGCACTCGAAACCGTCCGCCCCTACGGGGCGGGCGATTCAGCGCCGCATTATCAACTTTTGGCTTTCCATTGCCGCTCGTATCTGTCGGCCTCGAATGTCCCCGGTTTCATTTCGGCGTTTTGAAGGAAAATCTCCAATGCCGTCATAGTTTCCTCGTGTAGCGTTTGCATTTTTTTCACTTGCTCTGGTGTGAATTCCTCGGTTGCCTCATCTTCTTCAATCCCGAGAATTTCTCCAATGTCTGCGTAAACGGAAGAGTTGCCGTAAGGCCGTTTCGGATCGATCTCCGGCGCTCCGAACTCATCGTCCTGCCAGCGAATGTTTGCCCGACGAAGAAGTGCGATGTGATCTGATGTAAGTTTGAATGTGAAAATATCGTTGTTCATGCGTATTCCTCCAAAGAAAAGTTGACAACAAGTTCGTCGAGAGGGACGCGATAAAACTGCGCCCCTCACGACCGTGTTATGCGTAATGAATACAACCCATACAATAAGCCGCGCCGCCATTTCTGTGTTTACATCCGATACATGGCATAGAAAAATAATTCTTTTCGTCTTCAATGAATAAGTCTTTTTTATTGACTGATAATAGCGCGGGTGCGCTCCATCCGTGACCACCACAATGATTACAGATTTCACCGCCTATTTCGCCGTTGTTACAGTATGGACAGCCCATAGATACCTCGCATAACAAAACGCTCGTGAGGGACGCTATCGCGCCCCACAACTAAGCGTTATCCCTCATTCCTTCCGTCGCTTCCCTTTGCGTCCTTTGCGCCTTTGCGAGACAACCTGCTTCTCCGCTGCCGGCCCCGCCTCTTTCTCCCGCCCCCGGGCCATGGCGAGCACCTGGTCGAACGAGCTGAATTTAGCAAGGTGCCTCCGCGACCAGTCGTTCAGCCTGATCTCTACCTCCGTCCCCGGCAATCCGTCGCACTGCGGGCCGAGGGTCTTCGGCATATTAATGATGGCGTGCCGCTCCTCGGACTCGACGTTCTCGTACGCGCTTTGCATCTTTTCCGCGTTCACCAACTTCCCGGCCCTCTCCAGATAATTCAGTTCCCGCTCCTGCCGCTTGAGCCGCATGGACGCCGTGCGTTGCTCGTTGTATTCGTCGTTCTGCCCGCTCCGTAGCGACTGATGCGCCCGCCATAGTGCGGCATAAGACAAGAGCATATCGTACCGTCCGCGCGTGGAGCGCACCAAAAGATTATTATCCACTTGGAGTTGCACGTTTCGCTCCGTCATCCCAAGCAGCGCGGCTAATGTTTCGACGTCCGCGGAGGCCTCGCCCTCTTTCCCCTCGGCGGGAGAGGCTGGAGGTGAGGGGTGGTCATCGGAATCAAGCAGCGCCTCCGCCTGCTCCGGCGTGGCGACCTGCACGAGATAAACGATAAACGGCTTGCCCGCCTTTTGCATGAGCGGCTGCAACCGCTCGACCGCGCCGATCGGCACGGCAAACGTGACGGTATAATCGTCGGTGGCCTTGCGATACCCCGCGGGGTTTTCGAGCAGGCCCGGGAACTTGTCGGGCTGGAACCGTTCTATGCTGTTTTTCTTAGTTTTAGACATTTGCAACTCTTAAAAGACGGCATTTATATCCCTCCTCTTGCAGACGCGCATACGTTGTTTTCATCTCCGCTTCGTCGATGCACGTCACGACGACTTCAAAGCCGTCTCGCAATATTTCTGTCTTTTCGATCTTGTTCTTTTTAAAAAAATCCTTTTCTAAGCCGAGCAATTCTCCGTCCGTCTTCTTGCCCATCTTTTTGAATAATTTTGCCAGCGCCTTTTTGTCGAACTCCCCGCCCTGGTTATTCGCCGCGATGTTCGCCTGTATCTCTTTCTCCAGCGGCCACCTGACCTCACGATACGCCAGCCTCCCGCGCGGGGTCTCGATGTGCCCAACCGCGACGGTACCGGTTTTGTCGCTGTGTTTCTCTTTCACTATCATCCACTCCGGGTCCAGGTGTTTGAGTCGCTGATGACCGCCGACGAGATGTTCCGTTTCGACGTTGAACACGACCCCGGATAAATCGCCGAACGCATCGAGCGACTTCCCCAACATCTTGAGACGCGCCGCGGAGATCACACGCGGATTATATTCTGCGGGTTTTAGATTTTTTACTTTCATAACAACCTCGGCTCCCGCTCTTCCCTCTCCTCTTTCGCCCGCCGCCGCTCCTGCTCCTTCAACAGCCCCGCCGCCTCATGCTCCATACACGCCCCGCGCCGTTTGCCACTCACGCGATGGAGCGTCTGCTTCCGGCACGCATTACACCACCCCGCCACCGCCGTCGTGCTTTTTGTTTCATGCTGCATTTTTACCCCGCCCCCCTTTGCGACCTTTGCGCCTTTGCGAGACAACCGCTTTTAAAATTAAAAACCAAAAACTAAGAACGGCTCTCCCCCTCCCCCTCCCTAAACGTCGTCGTGCTCCCCTTCCAGATCAGCGGCACGTCCCCGGTCGGGTTCATCCTGCCCTTGCCCTGGATGTACCATGCCTTGTGCCGGTTGCCGCACAGACACGGGACCTCCTTCGGGCACTTGCAGATCTCGTGATGGAGGAACCCCACCACGTCCGCATCCTGCTCCAGGCTCCCGCTCTCGCGCAGGTCCGCCAGCCCGGGCCGCTTGTCCGTCCGGTTCTCCAGCCCGCGGTTGAGCTGGGCCAGGGCCACCAGCGGGACGTGCAGCTCTTTCGCCTGGCGTTTCAACATACGCGAAATATCGCTCACCATCTGCTCCCGCGTGCCCCGGTGCCCCTTGTAGGAGATGAGCTGGAGATAGTCCAGGAAGATGATCGCGCATTTTTCCACCTGGACCAGATAGTTGATCGCCCGCTCCACCTCGCTCGCGTCGAAGGCCGTGAACACGCACTTGATCGGCAGGGGATGGAGCGCGCCCGCGGCCTGGGGCAGCACCTCCCAATCGCTGTCGTGGAGATAGCCGGAGAGCAGCCGGGACAGCGGCACGTCCGCCTCGCTCGAGATTTCGCGCAGGGCCAGTTGCTCCGCGGACATCTCCAGGGACACGATGCCGATCCGCTTCCCCGCCTTCCCGCCGGCCCGGGCCGACAGCATTGCCAGGGCCGTCTTGCCCTTGCCCGGCCGGGCCGCCAGCAAATAGAACCATCCCGGCTGGTATCCGTTCGTGATTTTGTCTATCCCCGGGATCCCCGTGGTGATGCCCGAGAGCGTGCCGCGGTGCTCGTAATTTTTCTCGATGACCTCGAACCCCAGGGTGATGATGTCCGAATACGATACCACCTGCCCCGCGGCCCGGCCCCGCACGTCGTTCAGCGCCGCGATCCCCGCGGTGATGATCCCGTCGCTGTCCTGTAGGTCATAGCCCTTCTGCATCATCAAGCGCGCGGTATCGATGATCCTCCGCAGGGCCGCCGCCTCCAGCACCAGCGTCTCGTGCGCCGCGAAGCCCGCGGCCGTGGGGACCATGCTCACGAGTTGTGACAAATACCCCACGCCGCCGGCCTTCTGAAAGACCTCGGCCGCGTCCCGCTCCAGGGTTGCCGAGAGTGTGATGAGATCGATATGCTCCCCCCGCTCGTGCATCCCCCGCATGGCCGCCCAGATCACCCGGTGCCCGTCCTTGTAAAAATCCTCGGCCCGCGCCCGCGCCCGCGCCAGCACGGTGGAATCACACAACACCGCGCCCAGCACCAGCTGCTCCGCC